AATTAATGAAGATGTTGTTTGTTCTGCTACAGCTACAGAATTAAATTTATTAGATGGTTGCACATCCACAACAACAGAATTAAATTATCTTGATCTTACAACATTAGGAACAAGTGCAGCATCTAAAGTATTATCAGCAGATGCTAATAATTTAACAAAAATATCAGGTGGAATTTATATCGAAGAAGCTACATTAACATTTGATGCTACTCAAGATTGGGATGTTAGAGCATCACCAGTAGCTAAAGTAACATTAACAAATAACGTAACCTTTGATGCACCAACTAATCCAACTACAGGTCAATTTATATCTATTGTCTGTATTCAAGATGGTACAGGTAGCAGAACAATTGCTTGGAACGCCGTGTTCGAATTTGCAAGTGACACAGCCCCAACGGCTACAACAACTGCTTCAAAAGCAGATATGTTTAACTTTAGGTACAATGGAAGCAAATGGTTAGAAGTAGGGAGGAACTTAGCGTTAACAGTATCATAATATTATGTTTGCATTAGTAGAATCAGGATCAATAACAAAATACATAAGTGGTAATCGTGGAATTACCATTGGAGATATTCAATATCCAAAATCTATATTTACTTTATGGTCAGCTTCTCAAAGAGAAGCTATTGGAATTTATGAAGTAGAAATGGATAACTCTAAAAAGAAAGATGAACAATGGTACATTAATACTAATGTTACTTATTCATTTGGAGGTGGAAAAGTTACAGGTGCTTATGGAGATGCTACAGCTAAAGCTCATGCAGATACTTTATTTACAGCACAAGATGAGACAGATGGTAAAGGTACAGAGGGAGAAGTTAAATCTAGAGGATTAAAATATAATTTAATTCAAACAATTAAAAAACAAGCTGCTGCAGAATTACAAAATACAGATTGGTATGTTATTAGAAAAGCAGATGCTGGTACAGCAGTACCAAGTGCTATTACAACACACAGAGCAGCAGTAAGAACTAAAGTTGCTGAAATGGAAACGGCAATTACAAATGCAAGTGATACACCCGCTTTACAAACTTTATATACTTATACTACAACAGATGGTGTACAATCCAGACCATTGGGTGAGTTGCCAAGACTGGATAGTTAATGGCTATAATTATACCAGCAAATACTTTATCAACAGGTGCTTATGAAGTAGCTAACTCTTGTCGGTTTAATATAGCTGATAGCACACAACTTACAAAAGCTGTTAGTAGTTCTGCTACTACTAAATACACATTATCTTTATGGGTAAAAAGAGGATTAATATCTACAAGTGCCGGTCAAAGATTTTTTGTTTCAACAGGTGGCAGTGGTTTAGGAGATACTTATTTTAGATTTAATCCTAATAACACAATAGAAATTTCAGGACATGGATCTAGTGCAACAACTGGTGGATATGTAATTACAAATCGAGTCTTTCGGGACCCCACTGGATGGATGCATATCGTAGTAAGATATGACTCAACTCAAGGCACTGCAAACGATAGATTTAGATTATATATTAATGGCGTAGATGAAAGAGGTGTTGGTGGTTATTCAACAAGTACAATGCCTAATCAAAATGTAACAGATAACGTTACTGCAAATGGTAATACAATTAGAATTGGTGCAACAGCTTCAGCTCAATATTTTGATGGTTATATGACAGAAATTCATTTTTCAGAAGGGCAATCTTATGCTCCTACAGAATTTGGAGAGTATAATGAAGATTCCCCTACAATATGGCAACCAAAAGAAGCAGACATTTCTTACGGAACTTCAGGATTTCATCTAGACTTTGAAGATAGTAGTAACTTAGGCAATGATGCTAATGGTGGGACGGATTTTGGCGAAACAAATATAGCCGCAATAGATCAAACAACAGATACTTGCACAAATAATTTTTCTACTTTAAATTCTTTAGCCACATCTTCTCTTAATGATTTGTCACAAGCTAATGTAAAAGTATCAGGAAATTCAGCTTCAAATGATGGGGAAACTTTTAGCACGTTTATAATACCTAACGCTACGGCTAAATGGTATTGGGAAATGAAATGCACTAATAAAGATTCTACTGGAAATCCTAAATTAGGTTTTATACAAGCAAGTAAAGGTTTTAGATTAAGAAATGGCGGTGCTGGATATGGTGGTGCGGCAGATGGCGATCTAGATATTATGGTTAGACCAGATGGTAAAACACTTGAAAACGGTTCAACAAGTGGTTCAGCAGTAATTAGTACTTGGGATGATGATGATGTTTTATCTTTTGCTTTAGATAGTGTAAACGGTGCTTTTTATGTAGGGATTAATGGCACTTGGCAAACTTCTGGAGATCCCACTTCTGGTTCTAGTAAAACAGGTGCTATAAAAACTTGGACAACAACAGATATTAAATGTGTTGATGGACAAGCAGTATGCATAGGAAGTTATAATAGTAGTATAACTGAAGCAAATTTTGGTAATCCATCTTATAGTATCTCATCAAGTAATTCAGATGGTAATGGATATGGCAATTTTGAATACGCAGTACCTAGTGGGTATCTTGCGTTATGCACAAAAAATTTAGGAAGTGATGGAGGTTAAATGGCAGCTTATACAACAATAGATGACCCATCAGCATATTTTAAAGTTCAGCTTTATACTGGTAATGGTAGTACACAAGCCATTACTTTTGATGATACTGATACCGACATGCAACCTGATTTTGTCTGGTTGAAAAACCGAAATAGTTCAGGGCACGATCATTTTCTTTTTAACTCTACTGATGGAGTACAAAAATTTTTATCTTCAAATGATAGTGGTGCTTTATCAGGAGCAGATAGTAGTTATTTAACAGCATTTGATAGTGATGGATTTACACTAGGTTCTTCAGATGGAATGAATGAAAATACTATTACTTTTGTTTCTTGGAACTGGAAAGAATCTGCAACTGGAGGTTTTGATTTATTATCATATACAGGGAATTCTACAAATAGAACAATTGCTCATTCATTGTCAGCAGCTCCGCATATGATTATTATAAAATCAACTACTCACGGTGAACAATGGGTTGTTGGACATAATGGTATGGACGCAGCATCTCCGTGGAATTATTATATGCACCTTCAAGATACTGTAGCAAGAGCCGCAAATACTAATAGATGGCAAAATACTGCACCTTCAAGTAGCGTTTTTTCTTTAGGCACTGAAGATCAAGTTAATGGTTCAAAAACTTATACTGCTTTTTTATTTGCCCCTAAGCAGGGCTTTTCTAAATTTTCTAGCTATGTCGGCAACGGGTCAACAAATGGCCCCTACATACATTGTGGCTTCCGCCCCGCTTGGGTTATGTGCAAGGTAGCAAATGGAACAACTAATGATTGGACTATTTTAGATAATAAAAGAGACCCATTTAATCCTTGTCAATCTAGACTTTATGCAAATACTGCTGGAAATGAAAGTGATGCTGATAGAGTAGATTTTTTAGCAAATGGATTTAAACATCGTGGAGATGGTAATGATATGAATGGAAGTGGACATTCATATATTTATATAGCTTTTGCAGAGTCTCCATTTGTTAATAGCAACGGCGTTCCAAATAATGCTAGGTAGGATAAAATTATGTTACAAAAAGTAAAATTTGCACCAGGATTTAATAAACAAGTTACCGCAACGGGTGGCGAGAGCCAATGGGTTGCAGGTGATAATGTTAGATTTAGATATGGTACACCAGAAAAAATAGGTGGTTGGGCACAACTAGGGTCTGTTGATATTACAGGTCGTAATACAGCTATTCATCATTTTATCAATACATCAGGTATTAAGTATGCAGCGCTTGGCACAAACAGAATGTTGTATGTTTATTCTGGCGGTGTGTTTTATGATATTACACCTCTTAAATCTACAACAACATTAACAAGTGCATTTTCTACAACCAATGGATCTGCAACTGTAACAATAACTTTTGCATCTGCTCACAATATAAACGCAGGTGATATTATTTTATGTGATAATTTTACTTCTATAACTAATTCTAATTATAATTCTGATAATTTTGACAACAAAAGATTTCAAGTTACTACAGTACCTACCGATACAACTATAACTATTACTCTAGCTTCTAATGAAAGTGGATCAGGAGCATCTACATCTGGTGGTATTAGGGTTAAGCATTACTACTCTGTAGGTCCAGCCGTAGAGGTTGCATCAACAGGTTGGGGATTAGGACCTTGGAGTGGATTTAAATCTGGTCAGTTTACATCAACATTATCATCAAGTATTAACACATCAGTTACAAGTTTAACAATGGCTAGCTCTTCTTCGTTTCCATCTACAGGAACGGTATTAATTGATAACGAACTTATTACCTATACAGGTAATAGCAGTGGAACGTTGTCAGGTTTAACTAGAGGCGCTTCAGGAACCACAGCAGCTTCACATTCATCAGGAGCAACAGTAACCGATGCATCTAACTTTTTTGCATGGAACGCTGCAGCATCTGGAGATATTATTACAGATCCAGGTTTATGGACACTAGATAATTTTGGTAATAAGTTATTAGCCTCTATTTTTAATGGAGAAACTTTTGAGTGGGATGCTAATGCATCTAATGCAACAAACACTAGAGCCACTCTTGTAAGTAATGCACCTACAGCTTCTAGAAGTATGATTGTATCTGCACCAGATAGACACTTAGTATTTTTTGGTACAGAAACAACAATTGGTACAAAGTCTACACAAGACGAAATGTTTATACGGTTTTCTTCTCAAGAAGATATTAATACGTACGTGCCTTCTGCAACAAACACTGCAGGAACACAAAGACTATCTGATGGATCAAGAATTGTAGGAGCACTTAGAGGTCGAGATGTTACATACATTTGGACAGATACAGCTTTGTTTATTATGAAATTTGTAGGTGCACCTTTTACTTTCTCATTCCAACAAGTTGGTACAAACTGTGGATTGATAGGAAAAAATGCAGCTGTTGAAGTTGATGGTTCTGCATATTGGATGTCAGAAAATGGTTTTTTTAGATACACAGGTAAACTAGAATCTTTAGATTGTTTAGTAGAAGACTTTGTTTATGATGACGTTAACTTAATACC